AGGGTCAACAGTTGAGTAAGTTTCAAAGTTTGTTATTGGAGCAACACTTACTGTTGAAGGTGTTAATAGATTACCACCTTTTAAAGCAAACTGACCTGAAGAAGAAAATAATACTAAACTTTCTTGAAAACCAAGAGCACTATATAACTCTGTAAATTTAGGACTAGATACTGTTACATCAATAGGGTCTGAATCTAATAATTGTTGAACACTCGTTCTATTAAAGTTAAAAGAAACTGAACCATCATCTTGTGTTAAACCAAACCCTGATTCACTAAATATAATATTATCTTTACTAAGAAACCCTAATCTATTTTTATAAAAGAACATATTAGATATTGGGTTACCTACAAAAGAAGCAAGTGGGTTTGATACATCATCTCCAACTACTCTATCAGCAAAATTCATAGTTGATAATTCAAATTTGTTAACATCAACTAATTTTAATTCTTTAGGAAGTGTATTTGGATTATAGCCTAAAACAATATTATAACCAATATCTTCTTCCCAATAACCATCTCCAAAGTCAGACCCTGAGTTAGTTTTAAATTTTACATAATAATCATCAAAATTAGACTCGGCATTACCACCTACTTTTACTCTAAATCCATTTTTACAATATATAGGTAAATCTGTTATAGCTCCTACTTCTTTATAAATTGCTCCTACTCCATTACCTCCTAAATCATCTTTAGTTTCTACACCAAAATCTGTACCATCTGTTGCACGAGTAAGTGTAATAAAATTACCATCTCTATCAGTACCAAATTTACTTCTATCTGAAGCACTAGCACTTGATGCGGCTATACCTGATTTAGCATTAAATGCAGTTTCTAACCCTTCTGATATTATTGCTGTTCCTGAGTTATTAACAGCACCACTTTGAGTTCCTGATGTAAAAGTTGTTGAAATTGTTTCTGCTGAGCCTACCGCAAACCCTGTTACTCTAAAAGCAACAGGTGGAGGATATTCTCCTACTCTACCTAAATTAGTACGTGCTGTGTTAGCTCTTTCTCCTAATCCTTCTATAGAACCTGCGTTTGTAGTAATTACATCTGTTATAACACCATTACTATCTATTGTAAGATTAAAAGTTGGTTGAGTATAAATAGAAGGTGTATTTGTATTAGTTATAACAGTTCCTGAACTTGTTCTTCCTGTACTTGTACTTACTCGATTGTAAATAGCTTCCCAAGGGTCTGTTATATTTGAAAGAGTATCTATTTCTGTTTGTGTTAAGTGAGGAGAAGTATAAGTAGTAAGAGTAGAATCACTGTAAGAACCTCTGCCTGTCCATGGACTTGCTTTAACTATAACTTCAGGAGTTGTTAAAGAAGGGTCATAACCTTCTCCACCACTATTTACTGTAGGATTTCCTGCGACTCTCCATCTATATTCTATATATCTAAATCTATTATCTGATGAATTATTATCGTAGTGAGAATATCGTTCTAATGTTACTGAAATATCAGCTTCACTAGTAGCAGGTCCACCAACATTAATTACTAAATCAACAGTATATCTTCTTTCGTAGTCCCCTTGTTTTATAAAAACACCTGCTTGTTTTTCTAAAGCACTAGAGGTACTAGTTCCTTGTCCTATATTTTTTCTTGTATTAAGTAAGAAAGTCGAATCACCTACAGTTAAGCCTTTAAAAGAATCAGCAATACTACCTGTAAAATATGAATCAGCACTTACATCTTTACCACCCACAGCACCATCTATTAAACATTCTTTACCTGTCAATAAATTATAAGCGTGTAATTTTTGAGTAGTAATGTCATATATTACTACATATTTTTCTCCATCATCTCTTTCTATAAAATGTATAAAAGTATTATCTTCATCAAGTTCTGCTAAATCAGCAATACTTGATGTTGCATCGTTTGTTGATAATTTAGATATTAATTTAAAAGGTGGTCGTTTACTAAGACCATCAACAACAGAACTTATTCCATTTTCTTGTTCTCTACATTGTCCATCAATTCGTTGTTTCTCGGATTGTTGAGAAACACCCTGAATTAAATTAGATACTGCTTGTGTAATTAATGGCATTATATCACGTCGTAATTTCTATTTATTCCTATTCTAGCACCTGCATCAAAACTGTCAAATATTGTTCTATCTGAATTACCACCATCATACTCTAATAATTCTGCACGTGAATGGTATTCATCTCTAGCTAATAATTGTTCTAGTTCTCTAGAACCTACTAATTGTGCTTGTAAAACTCTAGATGATTTAATTGTTATATATCTTCTTGCTGATTCAGGTAAATCTGTAAAATCAAGTAAACTAACTGTATTTAATTCAATATCAGCATCAAATTCAAATGTAGCATCTTTTCTGTCATATAAAAAAGCACCACGTACAACAACGTCTTTAGTTTTATCATTAGCATCTATTTTTACTACATCTGTAGGTATAGCTATTTTCTTTGTACTTCCATCAGGACTTAACGTAACTTTAGGTGCTGTGTTAAAATGCCAACCTTCAAGTTGCACCTCTCTTGAAATATCGGCTAATACAGTATTTGCAATAGTTACATGTACAGGTAGATTACCTCCTGTAATTGCTGATACAGGGCTTTCTCCTATGTATCGTAACATTGTATTTACTGCTTCTAATTCTGTAGTTGTTGTTGGCATATCTTCCTTTAAAAAAAAATTAAGGGGACACGAAGTCCCCAATAAGTATAACTTATGTAATAACTTCTATTGCCGCTTCAGGACGAAGAATTCCGTGACCCATAGCATATTTAGCAATTAAGGCTGTACCTTGTTTAGTCATAACATACTCTGACTCAGTAGTTAAGTCCATTAACTTAACAGTACCAATAGCCGCTTTGTGACCTGCAAGGATTTCAATATCAGATAGGTCAAAGTTATAACCTGTACCTGAAGTACCCATAACGTCATTATTAGCGTTATCGTCGTCTTGGTCTTGACTACCTTCTACCACAGCAATATCTGATAAGTGAGTAGATTTCACAATATCAATACCTGCAACTTGAGCAATCTGAGCTGACGCTAGATTAGTAACACCTGTTGTAACTAATGGGTTTTCTAATCTAGATGCCACAGTTACTGCATTACTGTCCGCACTAACTAAGGTATAGTAATCTTTAGGTTTCAAGATAGCGAATCTGCCATCACTAGGGATATCATTTTCGTCTAACTTTTGAGCTATTAATGTTAATGTTTTAATAAGATTAGCCGCAGTTGATATGTCAGCAGGAGCACCTGTAGTCGTACCTAAGTTAATAGTTTGACCACCTGCACCGCCTATAAGACTTGCTGATTTTGCCGCCGCCGCTAATGTTTTCATTGTAGCAATGTCGAAACGCTTAGCAAGAGCTTTACCTAATTCCTTAGAGTATATGCTTCTTACATCATAATGATTTTGCATTTCATCAATGTTAGCAATGAATGTTGAAGCTAATAGAACTTTATCAATGTTGATTGTTCTTTCAGCATGTTTAATGTTAGAAGTATATCCTCCATCTGATGTTTCTTCTAGGATATCTTCCCCGACTGTATGATACTTCGCAGTCGCTATTCCTGTAATAGGGAACTGAGCACTTTTACCTGATGATATTGTACGAACAGTATGAAGGTCTTTCATTACGTTGTTTTCTTCAAACGTAGTAAGAACTTCATTCGCAAACACCTTCAAGAACAACTCAGTAAAGTTTGTGCCTGAATTGTTTACCAAGCCCAAACGTGATGCATTAACTACACCATCTGCCATAATAATCCTCCTTATGGATTGTTGTTATTGTTGTTGTTTTATTTGTTAGGTGTCCGTTTCATACATTTGGCTTTTGAGTTGTCCGACGCATCGGGCTCATTAGTTACTTTGAACTAATTTAGACGTGAAATTGATAAGGGAGACAAAGCTCCCTAGTTTTATTTTTTGACTACTTTTTTATAAGTAGTGCCTCTGTAATTTAGAATCACTTCCATGATAATACCTCCATGTTAGTGCGTTCCTTCACCATTAGGCTACTTCCGAGCTTTCGCTTGAACGTATTATTTTCTTTTTATACGTAAGCCGCTTCTTACTTTTGCCGCTTTAGTATTCGATACAAATTGTTTTCCTTTAGCACCTGCTCTTTTCTTTTTCTTAGCAGTAGTGGCTCTTTGTTTTTGACTAAGACTCCTAGCTTTAGCCATCGGTAGACATCGGTCAGGATTCTTTTTATTTTTACTAGTGCCACAAGGACCTTTAATTTTTCCATCTGTTCCTATCCTTACCCAATTTTGTCTTCTCCATTTGGCTAGTTCACCCATTACTTCTTCCTTTTAATACGAAGTTTCTTCCGCTTACTTCCTTTTGCATAGTTGGGGTCTTTACAATATTTTGAAGCCGCCATATTTGCATAAGCAGATGGATACTTGTCAAAGGTTCGCTTTGCCCAAGCAATACCTTTGGGACATATTTTAGCCATTTATTTTTTCTTAGCTTTCTTAATTTTGTCTTTTAAAGCTTTTGGTAATGTTTTTTGTTTAGCAGTTAATTTTTTACCTGCTGTTTTCTTTTTCATTGGTGGTCTTCCACGTTTACTACCGTACGTTCCTTTACCTTTTGGCATCTTCTAGCTCCTTTTCTATGAAGTCTATTCTCATATTTTGTTCAACATCAAGTGGTAACATTCCTCCTGATTCCCATTCATCTATCCACGTTGCATTAGATTGAATATCATCTAACATTCTAACTTGTTCATGTTCAAGTAACATAATACGTTCATCTATATGAAAGTATCCTATTACTGCTATAGCAACTCCTGCAATTATGGATAACAAATT